TCTATGACCGTATCTAATGCCGCAGGTATTCTCGCTGGCGGTCAATATCGAATCTGGGACGGCGCGAAGAGCGAAACAATAACGGTAAATAGTACTTATACGTACGGCTCTACAACCGTACCGCTTACAAGCGCGCTCGCCTTTACGCATACCGCAGGAGTTACTTTCGGTAATCTTCCACAAGCGATTAAGCAAGCAACTATTCTCGTAACTTCGGCTTTTATTAAAGTTCGTGGCGATAGAAGTATGACTATGAATATAACAACCGCACCGCAGACGATTACAGAAGGCGCACAACGTTACGGTAGTGAAATCGCTACCGCGCTTGAAATGGTTAGCCTATATAGAAGGATTCGTTAATGGCAGGGCGTGTCGGCGTTCGCGATACGTTATACAAGTTCATATCGAATCCGCCTATAGAAACGTTAAATCAAGTTTTTACTTCGTTTCCGAAGCGTATAGATTTTCAGATAAACGCTGGCGCAGGGCAACTATCTCGTGCGGCAGTAGTTATCTATATACAGTCTGAAACTGAGAACCGTTTAGCCATAGGTGGCGCACATAGCGGTTGGAAGCGCGTTGATTACTCCGTAATACTTCAGGTGTATCATCACTCCTTACACCCCTTAGCCGAAAATGCTATGGCAGATTTTGATACACTTATAGATAACATTAAGACACGGTTACGCTCTGACCATAACTTTGGCGATACTACGGGTACGCTAGTGTGGCAAGGAGCAGAACCCGTGATTAATGGAGTTTACGGCGAACCTGCTACAACAAACGAAGGCGCAACGGAAACGTTTGCGGAACTACAGTTTGATGTAACAGAAATGATTCAAGCATAAGGAGAACAATGAAGTACAAATATAACGGAACAGATGAGCGCGTGTTCCCTTCGCTTGGAATCGTGGTGAAACCAAACGAAGAGTTTGACGCGCCTGATAACTTTAGTGCGGCAGATGTAACTCCTGCTGGCGCGAAAGTAGCACCAAAACCACAAGCACCAACCCAGTCTGCCGCGTCAGACTTGAAAGCAGGAGAGTGAATAAATGACAGTACAAACATCAGTACGCAGTTATCTCGGAATCGCAAAAGAAGCGACTAAGGGAACTGCCGTTGCGCCTACAGACTTTATCCCTGTAGCAAAAGACGCGCTAAAGACCGCAGATATTATTGACCCACTTTACGATACTGGGTTACGCGGTTCTAACGTTCTTAACTATAACTATATTCAAGGTCGTAAGCGTTCTACCGTAGATTTCGGTGGCGCAGTATTCGCGGATACAGTTGGTTATGGACTAGCAGGTATTATGGGAGCAGTAGCAACAACAGGAGCAAGCGCACCTTATACACACACGGTATCGCTTCTAAATAGCACAACTGCGGCAACAAATACACAACCGATTTCTTATACCTTTACGGACTTCTACGGCGTAAATATGCGCGAATACGCAGGGTGCCAGTTCAGCGACTTCTCACTAAAGTTTAACGCTGACGGTATGTTGGAGTATGACGCTAAGGCTATGGGTTGGGCGAGCGCAGTTGCTTCGCAACCAACACCTTCTTTCTCAACCGTTCTTCCTACCCCTGTTTGGCAGGGTACTGTAAGCATCGGCGGTTCTGCCGTTTCTTACACAATGGAAGGAAATATTGATATGAGCCGTCCCGTAACTCCGATTTACGGTATTAGCCAAACTCAAAATCCTTACCAAGTATTTCTTGGCGCACTCGAAGTTACAGGTAGCCTAAAGTTTGTAATGACCGCAGATACCGAACTAACTCGATTTATTAGCAACTCACAACCTGCTATCGTCCTTAACTGGGCGTATGGAACAGGTGCTACTGCTGTACAGATTCAGGCAACGATTACTAAAGGTGCTTATACTGCGGCAGTTTATGACCGTGGTGAAGACTTTGTAACTGTAAGCGTAGATATTAACGGACAAGGTAATACAACAGACGCAGGTGCTTCTGGTGGATTCTCTCCGATTAAGTGGGTTCTACAGAACGCAAAGGCTTCAGGAACTTACGCATAGTTTCTGAAAAGTAGTGCTGACGGGGTTGGTTGAGCAGACGCCTTCCCTGCTCCCACCCGTCAGCACCCTATTAAGTAAAGGCTAAGGAAGGCTAAGTAAAACCTAACGGAAGGATAAGTAAATGGCAGAAAAGAAAGTAAAACTACCTAGCGGTGGAGAAGTAACGCTACGTGACCCGAAGGAACTGCGCGTAAAAGACCGTAAAAAGATTTATGCTAATGCGGCTAAATCTGACGCAGGTATTATGCAAGCCCTATCATTAACAGACGGACTACTTGCGGTACTTATTAAAGAGTGGTCTTTTGATTTAGTAATCCCGTCAGTTCGTATTAGTTCCCTTGACGAACTCGAAATGGCAGATTACGACTTTCTAACGGAAGAAACTAAAGAAGCGCAAAAAGTTCTCTTTCCTGCGCTCGCGAAAACGGACGAAACAGAAAAGGATACAGAAAGCCCTTTCGCAGACTCCAACGATTAAAATGGTTACTTGAAGGTGGAGAGCGACACGAAGCCTTTACGTATCCTGACGAAGAGTGGTTTTATTTTGTTTGTGCTGACCGATTTGGTTGGACACCTAACGAAGTAAACGAGCAACCTGCCTACCTAGTGGACTGGTTGTTACACATTTCGACTATTACGAAAGAAGTAGAGAGTGATAGAAACCAACCTACGACAGGTTAGAGAAGCGTTACAGAAGGCAGGAAAGAGCCTTGATAAAAGCGCAGAAGCCTGTCGTGACGAAATGATGATGACTCTTATACAACTTTCTAAAGAACAAATCGTTGGACGTAGACCAAAAAATGAAGACGGTACGTGGCAGAAAGCAACGGCAGGACAACCGCCTATGAACCGAACAGGTAACTTACGCCGTTCGATTCGTGGCGAAAAGTTTCGTAAAGGTTTTGCTAAGTACGAAGCCATTGTTGGTCCAACTATTATCTATGGTCGCGCGGTAGAGTTAGGCGGTCAATACGCACCTGAATCGTGGAAAGGAACTTCGGCTATGGCAGGATTTCCTTATATGCGTCCTGCGTTTAATAAGTTTAAGACGCTCGCGCCGTTAATCGTTCGTAAGCACCTATCTGTTAGCGGTAAGTAATGGCTACGTCTTTTCTCCCACCAGCGATTTTTGAGATTAAAGCGATAGCAGATGAGGCTATTGCTAAGTTCGGGGACGTTAATAAAGAACTCGAAAAAATGGAAGGACAAGCCGAAAAAGCAGGTGGAAGCGTATCGAAGTTAGATAAGGCTTCGCGTATTGCTACTGCTGGTCTATTGGCTATGGGTGCGGCATTTGTAGGCTTCGCTTCCTACGGTATTAAAGAAGCGATAGACGCGGAGAAACAGTTTAATAAACTAGGGCAAACCCTTTCTAATCTAGGTTTAAGTACTAAACAAAACCGCGAAGATATTAAAGAACTTACTGATAGTTACGTTGATTTAGGTTTTGGCGGAGAAGAAGCAGGGGCAGGTTTAGACGTTCTCCTACGCGCTACGGGTGACTTAGACGAATCACAAAAGTTACTTGCTATGTCGGCGGATTTAGCACGTACTAAAAATATAGGACTATCAGAAGCGTCAAGTATTCTCGCTAAAGCAAGTCAAGGAAATGCTAGAGCGTTTAAGGAAATGGGTATTACCTTAGACGAAACTCTGCCTAAGAACGAAGCACTTAATAAGGCTATGGCAGAACTTAATGCCCGTATCGGCGGACAGGCTATTGCGTATACAAAAACTTTTCAAGGACAGTTAGCCGTAACGCGCGAGAAGTTTAATGACGTAGCCGAATCTTTAGGCGCGCAACTTCTTCCTTATCTAAAACAGTTTCTTGATTTAGTTTCTAACGCTATCGAGTTTGCTAAACGTAACGCTAGTACTCTAAAAATAGTAGGCGGTGTAATCCTTACCGTAACTGCCGCACTTGCCGCATATAACTTAGGAGTTAAAGTAAGTATCGCGCTTACGAAGGCGTGGGGCATTATTACTAAAGCGCAAGCAATAGCAACGGCAGTTCTTACAGGACAACAAAAGTTACTTAACGTAGCGATGAAGGCAAACCCTATCGGTTTAATCTTTACTGCGGCAACGCTTCTTATTGGCGCGTTTGTAATGCTATGGAATAAGTCCGAAACGTTTAGAAAAGCGGTTATACAAGTAGGCAAAGCAGGGTTAATGGCGTTTGCTTCTATCGTTCCTATTCTTGGAAAAGTAGGAGAAGCAATACTAAAAGTAGTTTTAACTCCGCTAAAAACGCTTCTTAGTGCGCTTTCTAAACTACCTGGTGTTGGTAAGTATGCTAAAGCAGGTTTAGATTTACTTAATAAAGGCTTAGACGGAGTAAGCGACTTTGCCGATAGTGCTTCTGCTAAGGCTAAAAGTCTTGCTGCAAACTTAGATAAGTTAAATAAACCTATAAAAATCGGTGGTGGAAAAGGTATTGAGATTCCCGATTTTGGTAATAGCGGTAAAGGCGGAAAAGGTAAAGGCAAACCTAAAGAAACCGAAGCGCAAAAGAAACTTCGTGAAGATAACGAAAAGTATATGGAAATCGTTAAAGACTTAAACGATAAAGTTAGCGAAGCGCAAAAAGACTTTAATGAAGAAATGTTAGAGATTAGCGATACCTATAACAAACGCGTGAAAGAACTTAATATAGAAGCAGATGAGCGCAGAGCCGAACTTCGTGCTGACGCTAACGAACGCATTATGAAACTAGAAGCAAGTGCGGCAAAAGCGCGTCTAAAAGCGGAAGAAGATAAGAATAAAAAGATTTTAGAAGCGCAAAATCGTTTTACCGAAACCGTTACGGAACTAACTAAGAATCGTACTGATGACCTTGCTAAGTTAGAGCGCGATAAAAACGAAAAGATAGCGCAGATAACGGAACAAGGTAACGAAAAGTTACAAGGCATTATTCAACAAGGTATTAACCGACTACGTGACGCGTATAAAAAAGGTACGGAGTTTAATGTAGGCGATTTATTTAAGGGACTTATTGACGCTGGCGAAGCGAGCGCAGACGGCTTACTAAAGAAACTTAAAGACCGTCTACTAGGCGCGCGTAAGTTAGCAGAGAATGCTTCTAAGTTATCTGGCGCAGGATTTACACAAACTTTTATTGAGCAAATTGTTTCACAAGGTCCAGAGATAGGTAATCAACTATCCGAAGCCTTACTAAAGGCTACGCCTGAAACACTTTCGGCATTACAAGAAACTTATATGTCGCTCGAAGATTTAAGCGATACAGGCTTAGATACGCTTGCTAAAAGTATGAATGACGGTGGGCAGTTTGCTACCGCGCAACTAGCCGAAGCCTATGAAGAAGCCCGTAAAGATATTTCTAAGGCTCTTGCGGAAGTAAATCGCGACTATATAACTTCACAAACCGCTATTAACGAACAGTTTAACGCTGGTATGTTACAAGCGGAGAAAACTAGAGATGCCGCAATAGCGTCTGCGCGAGCCGATTTTGATATTGCTATAGCCGAAATAAATAAAGAGTTACAAGAATCTATTGCGGAAGTACAAGCCGATTTAGTAAAAGCGTTAGCCGAAGTAGATAAGAACTTAACTAAAGCGTTAGCAAAAGCGCACGAAGATATGGTAGACGCGCAGGAAAAAGCGCGTAAGAAACTAGCCGAATCTCTTGCCGCAATAGAAAAAGAGTTTAATGAAAAGTTAGGTAATATTAAAAACGCTATTGCTTCTACTATGGCGGCAATAGCCTCACTTCAAACGTCAATGGCTTTAGCGCAAAGTAAAACAAGCGTTACTACATTGCCTTATACAGGTGGCGGTAGTATTACTACTCTTCCATATACAGGTGGAGCCAAGACCGTTCCTGCTTCTTTTAGTCCAGCAAGTTTTAGAGCCGCAGAAGAAAAATCTATGGCTACTTATAATATTACGCAAAACTTTACGGCTACAAAAGTAGACGCGTATGACGTACACGAAAAAACTATTATGGCTATGAAGTTAGGTTCTCCTGTAACAGTACCCGTATCTAAGCCACCTTCTACTTCTAATCTTACGCAACGTACAGGCGGTTCTAGGACGTTAATGCTATGACTATAACTTTAACTACTTCATATTCGTTTTCTTTTAATGGTCTTACTTTCGGCGGAGAAGGCTCGCCTTACCAAATCCTAAGCGTTACAGGACTAGAAGGTATTCCGTCCCTACGTACGCAAGATGATAATCGCGGTTACGCAGACGGTATGTTTTCAGGTCGCGATTTTTACGCAGGACGAAGTATTAGTATTACATTTAACGTTTTTGGTGACGGTACTAACTCCGCACAAACAAACTTTAATACTATTCAGCGTTATCTTCTTCCGCAGACTAGCGGTACTACGCCTTTATATTTTCTTCTTCCGCCAAACGATACGCAATATATAAATGCGCGCGTACGCCTATTTACAACCGTTGTAGACCCTAACTATACGTACGGATATATCACGGCTCAGGTCGAGTTCTTCTGCCCTAATCCTGCTTACTTTAGTAATAACGAGCAGACCGCTTTACTTGCGTATACACCGCCTACAGGACGTATTTATAACCGTACATATAACTTGACTTATGGTGGTGGTTCGGTTCAGATTACAACAACGATTACTAATAACGGTTGGGCAAATGCCTATCCGACTATAACGCTTAATGGTCCGATTACTGACCCTGTTTTAGGAAACCAAACACAAGGCTATGCTCTAAACTTTACGGGGACATACGCCGATACTGACCTACTTGTAGTTGATTTATACAATAAACTGATTACCCTTAATGGACAACCTGCTCGTAATCTTCTTATTTCGGGTGAGTGGTTTTGGGCGCAACCTGGCAATAATGAGTTCTACTTGACGGGTGATGCAGGAAGTACGCTTGTAAATGTTACGAGTGCTACGGTAACGTGGAACTCTGCTTACGTATAGGAGATTAAATGACACTACGTACTCCGCCTTCGTGGTTACAAAACGGTTCTCACCCTGCTGAAAATGACCGACTTACAACGCAAGCACTTTGGGCTACAACAGGAATTATTAACTCTACTTCGCTAGAAGTAACACCTAACTCTCCTGTAGGTATGAGCGTTCGCGTAGCAAGTGGTTGGGCGGCAATAGTAGGAACTACGCAAAGTAATATGGGTACATATGTTGCTTATAATGACGCACAAGTAACTGTAGCCATTACTACCG